TTCATTTCAAAGCCAAGTTCTGGTGTAATTTTAATAATTGGATTATGATCAGGCGATTCTTTGATAGTAATATCTTTCAAATCAACAGTAACTTCATTTGTTTCATTACACTCAGTGCATTTCAAACCCAATTCACTTGATTCTCCTACAGAAACTGATCTTAGTTTCAAGAAAAGATATTCAATATCAAATGGTGCAAGCTCATCTACATTTACACCATCAATACAATTATCTACTACATTTTCAATGGCATTTGCCAGATCTGCAGAATTTTCGCTGTTTGCCGCAATCATCAAGTTTTTTTCATCAACAACTCTGAATGGAGAAATCTTTACTTCTCTTTTCAAAGAAGGAACAGTATCAACATATTCAGGTCTATTGACCTTGATATTTTTAAGTTGGCTCATTATTCAATTCTTTCATAATTTCTATATTTCATCTGCACAGCCAATTTCAAAAGTGCAGTTTCGCTATTTAGCTCAAAAGCTCCAATGTTAGTTGGGTAAACTTCATTGAAGCGATATTTTGCTGTTACTTCAGTCATTGAAGCATTATATTTAATCACTTCTACGCGACTAATATAATCATTGTAATAACCTGTTGAGACAGCATTTCTATTGTAGATAATGTCTTGCCAAGTTTCAAAGAAAGATCTTTCACGCAAATCTTCTGAACAATAGAATTCCATATCAAGATTACCATGATTATGAAGGAAACCTATACTTCTCGGCTCACCATTGGTTTTATATTCAAATTCTGAAATATCTCTAGCAGGAATTTGAATATCACTACAAAAGAGACTAACACCTCTTGTGTCTTTGTTATCATTCGTAAGTGCATATCCAAGAGTTGGAATGTCAGGATTAAAAGAAAGATTTACACCTTCACCCAAATTGACATTCAAATTATTCAATGCATCAACAGCTCCATCTAGTGCATCAAAGATAGGCAGATTTACCTGTACTCTATTACTACCACTACTCAATGTATCACTAATTGCTTGACCAAGCGCTGTTGCACCTCTTGGTGGAAAAATTTGCATTACCCATTTACTTGAACGTGCTAAACCTGTATTTGCAAAAATTTCTGACTTAAATTCTTGTATGCTCATCTGCCTCTCCAGACTGTTCTATTACTTGCTTTTTGGAAGTTTTCAAATGGTAAAGAAATAGCAATTTCAAAATCTTCTTTGGGTACTCTTGTAATTTTACCTTGTACATTTGATGCTAAGTATCTTTTCAAAGCATATCTTCCATATTCAGATCTTCCAAATCTTTCTGCAATCGCCATGCCTGCAGTAGACTTTACGCTTGTTTTCGCAAGCAAATTAGCTCTTACTACTGGTGGCATATAATGAAGATTCAAACCGTACCATCCATCCTTTGTAAATTCAAGGATGAAAACAAGCGGGAATTTGTCGTAAAACTGGAGTCGATCTTTATTTTTTGGATCATATTCATAAATGAAAAGTCCACCTGGCTGAGGTCTACCGGATCTTAGTCCTTGTTGAACTCTTTCAAGATTTACAATAGTTCTATCTTTTCTGATATTCCGACGAAACCAATCAATACTTTCTTTAGTATTTCTTGTCACATTGGCTTTTCGAGCCCTTTCGTCATATCTTCTATAAATATCTTGTACAGCCATAAAGTATTTATACAATATGGTATAATTTAGGAGATGAATATGTACTCACACCAAATTCTAGTTGCATCGAAAAAAGCCTGGGAACGTCTCAGTAGCATTCTTGATGGTGACGAAGCAACAAAATTTGAAAATATTGATGAATTTGATAAGTTCTATTCAGTGCTCATTGAAAAATTGCACAACAACGACAAAAAAGAGAATACGTAATGCCAATTTATACTATGAAAAACGTCAAGTCAAAGAAAATTGAAGATATGACATTGACTTATGACGAAATGAAAGCGATGGTTGACTCCGGTGACTGGGAAAGAGAATTTTCTGCGCCAGCACAAATCGGTGGCACATCTATGGACTCAGGAAAACTTCCTGAAGGCTTCAAAGACAAAATGCGTGAAATGAAAAAGATTCACCCATTGGGTCGAGGTGCTGATCACCTAATATGACACACGTAATTGCCTCTAAAGACAGAGATTTTCTCCGCACAACAATTGAAGCAGTTCGAGATAAAATCGAACTCGCACAGACACGCGGAGGTCTTGATTTTAACCTTCCAACTCCAAGTGAGATTTATGAATATCTTGATAAATGGGTAGTAGGACAAGAAAAAGCTAAAAAAATCTTGTCTGTAGGTGCTCACAATCATTATAAACGTCTTTTGATTTACAAAGAAGGTGAATTTGAAGATGAAGCAAGACTAGACAAAACAAACCTTATGCTTATTGGACCTACAGGTTCTGGTAAAACGTATATGGTGAAAAAACTTGCTGAATTTTTGAATGTTCCTTATTACATTGCTGATGCTAATGCATTCACTGCAGCAGGTTATGTTGGTAAAGACGTTGATGCAATGATCGATGGCCTAGTTCAAAATGCCGGCACGAATGTAGAAGCTGCTGTGACAGGAATTATCTTTATCGATGAGTTTGATAAGATTGCAAAACGTTCTGACGGCACTGGAAGACGTGATGTTGGTGGTGAAGCTGTTCAACAAGCACTTTTGAAACTTCTAGAAGGTACTGAAATTGAAGTAGAGAAACAGTCAGGTTTTACTAAATACAGATTCAGTATTGATACACAAAACATTTTGTTTATTGTTGGTGGTGCTTTTGTTGGACTTGAAGATATTATCTCAAAACGTCTCGAACAAAATGAAACTAGCATTGGTTTTGGTAAACAGATTGATAAACAAGAAGTTGAAAAAAATATTATTCATCGAGTTACTACTGAAGATTTAGAAATGTATGGTTTTATTCCTGAAGTTCTTGGCCGTATTCCACTTGTTTCTACTATGAATGAATTAACTCCTAAAGACTTAGTACACATTCTTACTAAAGTAGAAAAAAATATAGTGTGGCAATATCAAAAACTGTTTAATTATTCTGAAATTGATTTGAAATTTGATAAAGAGGCTATAGAGTATATAGCTGAAAAAGCGCTTGAACAAAAAATTGGTGCTAGAGGTCTCAAAACTTTAATTGAAACTGTCTTGTTAGAATACATGTTTGAGCTTCACTCAGCAGAAATAAATGTTGACGAAGCAAAAAGAATTTTGGAAAAAGATGTATAATATCTATTATGTTCAAGCATATAGATATGGAAATGCTATCACTAAATCGAATTGATGCAGAAGATGGTAGAAAATATGAAACTCCTAATGGCGAAAAGTACCCAAGTATTACAACGGTTTTGGGAGATACTGCTGATAAGTCTGCGTTATTTGCATGGAAAAAGCGTGTTGGTGAGGAAAAAGCTGCAGCCATTTCTCTTGCAGCTACTACACGCGGTACAGCAATGCATCAACTTTGTGAAGACTACCTATCAAACAAACCCTTATCTGATGATAACGTGGCTGGCAATTTTCTCTTTCTTGGAATTCGTTCTACTCTTGATCGTATTGATAATGTAAGATTGCTTGAAGCTTCACTGTATAGTGACAAATTGAAAGTTGCTGGTACAGTCGATTGTGTAGCTGAAATTGATGGCAAATTAGCTGTAATCGACTTCAAAACTTCAAGATCACCAAAACAAAAAGAATGGATCTCTGATTACTTCATGCAAGCTGCATTTTATTGTGTAGCCTATCATGAAATCTATGACGAACTTCCTAAACAACTAGCAATTCTAATCTCTGTACAAAATGGTACTTGTCAAGAATTTGTTGTTGAAGGAAAAGAAATTATTTATTGGGTCGAACGATTAAAAACTCGTATTGACATGTATTATAATAAAGTACAGGAGAGCATTAAAGGATGAATGAACTTATTGGACCATTTGCTGTTGAGAAGCTTTTGAGAGAAATTACTGAATATTGGAATAAATCAAAAGCTCCAGAAAAAGAGAAACAGCGTATTCTTGAATTAGTACAAGAATTCTATGAAGCAAGAAACATTACTGAGTTAGACGGTGTTATTGCAAATCTAACTCGTGGCGTATTGGCACAAAAGCAACAGTTGGAGATGTTTGATGAAGAAAATCAGTGATAGTGACTTTGCTCAAAAAGTAAAACAATTACCAGCTGAAATAGAATCTATTGTTGCTGAATCTGGTGGTAATTACATCGATGCTGTTTTGCATATTTGCGAAAAGTATGATCTTGAAATCGAAGGTATGAAATCACTTCTACCAAAAGCAATAAAAGAAAAAATTGAAGCTGATGCTCTAGACCTAAATATGTTAACCTATAAAATTAACAAGGTAATATGACTAGATCCGGCTACGAAGCTTACATCTTATACTTAGCACTGCAAAAACACTTTTCAAGTGATTATGACTTTTTCAAGTACAATGGTAAAGTCAAAGCATCTGTGCAAGCATATGAAGGAAGACAAGACATTTTTGCATTTGAAAAACTTGTAAAGATTATTGATGTCAAAGAAGATTTGATGGACTTCTTTGTATCTCATTTTCTTGAAGACTCAAAGATGTATATTCGTTCTATGCAAAAAGGTACAATGGATAAATGGCGAGCTCATCTTCGTCAAATGCCAACTCAATTTAAAGAAGATATGTATGCCATCAAAAGAGCTGGTCCTGCAGAATGCATGGCTGTAAAAAATGATATTCCACTTATCCACAAAAAAGTAATTGATGGTGAAATAAAGATGGAAAGTGTGGTATTATTAAATCAGTTGTGGCCTTTGGTTGACAAACACGAGAAAGAAGTGGATGTACCATTTGTATGGCCAGACTATATTAAGAAAATAAGGAATTATAGTCCATTTGTTTTACAGAAACTTGACTATAAATACTATGAAGAAATCGCAAGAGATGTTCTTCTGTCTTAGGCAGACTTTAAACTCAACTGAATCGAAACTACGAAAAGGAGAAACACATGTCGTTCGATGATTATCTTAAAAACCGCAACTCTCAATTCGAGAAACTTGCACAATCCCTAAAACAAAATACTGAAACCAAATCTTATGGTGATGACCGTATCTGGAAACCTCGTATGGGTAAAGATGGTACTGGTTATGCAGTAGTTCGTTTCCTTCCTGGTAAAGATCCAAACAAAACACCTTTTGTCACTGTATATGACCATGGCTTTCAAGGTCCAAGTGGTAAATGGTATATTGAAAACTCTTTGACAACATTGAGTCAGAATGATCCAGTTTCTGAGTATAATTCAAAACTTTGGAATTCGGGTATTGAAGCGAATAAAGATCTTGCTCGTAAACAAAAGCGTCGTACTTCTTATTATGCAAACGCTCTTGTACTTCAAGATCCTAATGACCCTTCAAATGAAGGTAAAGTCAAAATCTTCAAATTCGGTCAAAAGATTTATGAAAAAGTCATGAATGCTATGCAGCCTGAATTTGCTGATGAAGATCCAATTAATCCTTTTGATCTTATTGATGGTGCAAACTTCCGCATCAAAATCAAAATGGTTGGTGGTTATTGGAACTATGACTCATCTTCTTTTGAAAAAGCAAGTCCTTTGAGTGAAGCTGAAGATAAACTTCGTGCAGTCTTTGAATCGCAACATGATGTGCATGATCTTATTGCTGAAGATAAGTTCAAGTCATATGATGAATTGAAGCAAAAACTTATGGATGTTCTTGGTGAAACTTATATGGGTGATACCCCTGCACAAGTAGCACAAACACCAGTAAGTGCTCCAACTGCTGAGACATCTTCAACAAGTGGTGATGACTTTGCTCAAGTGTTTGAGACAAAAGAGCCAGAAGCTGTCAAAAAAGATGACGATGATGATCTAGAGGATTATTTCAAGAGCCTAGCGGCAGACTAAGATAGCCTTGTAGATACATATAGCAGGTAATAAAGCCTGCTAGAAAAACCCACCAGTTAATCATGTTATTGACTGAGTGGGTTTTTTAATGCTTCTTCGATTTGTTCTCTGATAGACTTACGAATATCCAGCAAATCTTTTTGTGTGGTGGTTTCCAGCTCATACAAACGTTTTGAGAATTCTCTCAAATCATCTTTATTGTCATTAATATCAACATTCATGTATGACAATTTTTCTGTATGAATTTTAATTTGCTCTTGTAAACCTTTCATCGTTTCAGCATTTACTGCGATGCCTTTTTCGATGTGTGACAAATCAGGTGATTCAAAAGCAGCAATTTTTTCTTCCATTGCTTTATAACGTGCATAGACTTCAAAGCCACCCCATAATGCACCACCTAATGTTGTAAGAGCTGTGATGAGAGCGAACATTTTGCCGCCAGAAAATTTAACACCACCAAATTCTACTTCAGCCATTAGTATTGACTCCTTATCATTTGTTTCATAAGACCATAGTTTGCACTTTGCATTCTGTACAATGAGTCGGCCTTGTCACGAAGAGTTACATCTTCGTATATTTTACGGTCATCATAAAAAGAAGTCGCATCCGTTAAAGCTTCTGCATAGTATTTATCTAAATTGTTGCCATTGGCAATGTTTTCTAACAGTGTAATTTGTTTATTGAAAATGCCAGCTTGATTATCAAGGTTTTTCTTTCTTACACTTTCAGCCATTTTTTCTGCGAGGGATTGCTCTTTGATCTCAATTTCAAAGTTTTGCACGGATACTGTGACACCCAGTGATATTGTTGATATACCTATATCCACTCCACCGCTCTGTGCACCCTGTGATTGATCTCCTACAGAGTTACTCATTTCCGCAAAAGATATTCCTGTTCCAGCAATTGCAGATACGCCTCCCTGCCCACTTTCAAAGTATCCTCCTGATCCGATACCTTGTGCTGCGGCTGAGTTTCCGCTTTCAATACTATTTGAAATGAGCCCAGCCACAAGACTATTAGCAGTACCGGGACCGACACTAAGGCCAATACGCGATCCCGAGCGTCTAGGCGCTGACGTTGCTGCTTGTTCAGATACTTCCGCTGGAGTTG